ATCCCCTCGTGCTGTAGCCTTGTGCGCTTTCGCGCCATGTACTTGAGGATGGTGCGCAACGCCTTGTACACCACCTCACGATCTCGCAACACCGCTCGGCTCAAGAACGTCACGCCAGTTTGGCGTTGCGAACGCTCTTCCGCTTTCCACGTCAAGCCACGGTTTCCGCTGCGCGCACTGAGTATGCCCTCTGGCGTGCGCCACGGCGGTTGCTTGTCGAGTGTCACGTCATCACCGGACTGGCACATGCGCACATCGCTGAGCATGGCCACACTCACGAGCGCACTCACAGCCATTATCTTGTTGATGATGAGCGTCCATGGGTCCCCAGAAGCCAATGCCCATTCCAATGTAAACTGGAATGGCCCATTCATCATCTTCACGCGACGCTTCTGGCGCATTTCCAAAGCAAGAGTACCAAGGCCCATTACCTCAGACGCCAAACCCAACATTTTACAAGCGACCAAAACGTGGACAGGTCTATGTGACGAGTCCTGCTTTTCAATGTCAAGCTCGTACGACGTGTCGAACGTGCTCAGGATTCGCCCAATCTCTTCCTCATGCAGGCCGACCGGAGAGTACTTGCCTTTGCGCATAGACCTAGCCCACGCATGCGTTAGAGCGTCACAAGTATCAGCGAAAAGCGCTTGTTGCATGTCACTTGCAGTGACTACACCTTGCGCCTTCAGCTCACCACCATCGCGGGAGAGCACCGATTCCTTCTTGGCAAACTCTGGCTTGAGGAAAGCAAAACTAGCACAAGACATCTTTGACTCTACCTGCGCATATGCACCATCGATCGCTTGAGCTCGCGTGCGCTTATTGATGACTGCACGACGAGAGTTGGCAAGGTGAGCGAAGAAGGTCTTGCGGTCGATCACCTCTTCAAAGATGAGTGACATGATTTCTTCAGCATTCACCATGTCCTCATCAGTCAGCTCTGGCCGTGCCCCCTGACGAGCCAAGGCTTGCTCTTTGTCGACGCCCGGTATGTCACGCG